TGGGCCGGCTTAATTTGGGCGGCGCCTTCATGCAGGCGGTCGGCTATGGAGAAATCGACATCCGGCAAAAGCAGCAAATGGCTTACGCGGCCTACCGCGCGCACGCGCAGATTGCTTGGAACGAGGCCAAGGCCCGCGGCGAGGTATCAAATGATACCAACCGCCGCGAGTGGCAACAAAACTGGATCGCCAACGCGCCGGACGAGATTCACCGGGACGTTTACACGACCACGGTCATGTATCTGATGGATTACCAGAACGTGCCGGCGTGGATCGACCCGCAGCAGTCCATGACGGCGACCGGGCAAATCATCAAGCGCGCCACGTTTCCCTTTGTCAAATGGCCCTACAACATGGCTCGCCAGTTTAAGCGTCTGACTTTCGACGCGGCCCTAAACACGGTCATGGCCGGCCGAACCAAGCAACAACGCATCGAGGGCATGGCCAATTTGATGACCATGGCCGGCTTGGCGGCCTTTGGGGCGGCTATCTCCATGGGCGACGATGACGAGGATGACCGCCTGTTGGGAACCAATGTGGACGAGGACGGCAACCTGTTGGATTCGGCCTTCCGCACAGCCAACCGCATGAACCTATCGAGGCTGGCTCGCATCATTTTTGCCCACGGCCTGATGCGCGATGTCGAGTTCACACTCGATGACGGATCAGGCGAGGCTAAAGACCTGTGGTGGCGCTATCGCAACTACCCCTACCTGAAGGAAGGCATTGCCATGGGTCTATTGATGACCGGCAAGACCGACGAGGCTATCCAGCAGTTAGGCGACATTTCTGGCGAATACGTCAGCTTGGGTATGCTGGCCAAGGTTGTCGGTATGTCCTCCTTCGACAAAGACAAGCCGGTGGGCTTCCGGCTGGGCGAAGTGGCCTACGATGTCGGCACGGCCGGCGTCCTCCCCACCCCATGGCGCCAGTTTGCTACGCGTATGATCGACCCAGTGATGCGCCGGACCCGCCCGCTTGAGGCGACCGGCTACACGGCCAGCCCGATTGATGCTATCCGGGCCAGCACGCCGTTCTTGTCCCGCGGAGTGCCAAGTGTGGGCACAAGAACGCGCTCCGCGTTTGCCCCCTTTAGCGCAGAAAGCTGGTTCCGCAAGGAGAGCCAGACTGTCATGCGGTCCGACCTTCCGGCCGAACAAAAACAGGCCACAGTGGACTCTCTGCGCCAGCAAGCGGCCAAGATGAACATGACTCCGCAGCAACAAGCCGAATTTATGCGCTTGGCCGGCTTGCCGGTGGACAAATTCAACATGAGTGGAACCTCCAGCGTGGCTTCCGCGGCCAATTTGCAGCGCTTACGCAGTATGGGACTTGGAACCGAGAGCTACGGCATTGTCGAAACAACCGACAAGCTCAACCGGACATCGACACAGCTTGTCGCGCCTAATGCCTCAACCATCGGCTACCAACCCCGCGGATTGCAGGCTTTGCGGTTTTTTGGTGGGGTCAACCTGATGGCTGTTCCACGTGGAAGGCCGGAACTTGCCAGATAGTGTATTGTCGAAAGAATTGACGCCATGAGATTTATCCCGCAACTCCCCATCGAGGTGGACCCGCCGCAAGCCCCGCTTCGCGGCAACCTGATTTTGACCGGCGGGCAAGAGCGCGCCTTGGAGCGGCACATCATCGACCGGCTGCGCGACATCAGCGGCAGTTACAGCTTGGACAAATGGCGGGAAAGGCGCGACGAAGCGATGAGGCACTATGCCTCAAACATGGAGGACCGCCGCCGGCCCGGGACGATTTTCGAGAAGTCAAACATGACACTGAACCTGCCCAAGCGGTATGTTCGCATCACAGCCAGCCGCGTTTACGACGAGCTTTTAACCGCCAACCCGATGTTGGCCGTGTCCGTGGAGGGCAAGGATGACCAGTGGGAAGATGCCCGCGTCATGGAGCGGTATTGCGCCTACAAATTGGACGAAGCCAAAATCCGCAGCGTGATGCGCGAGGCCGAAACCTTGGCGGCGATCCGCGGGGAAACTGTGGTCAAGACCACATGGAAGCGTAAAACGCAGCGCTATTACCGCACGGCCATGGTGCTAATGGGACCGGACGGCCAGCCGGTGCGCGCGCGGGACGGCAACCCAGTGTTACAGACCGACACCTTCGAGGATGGCTTGGACGGCACCAGCAAGGTGCTGGCGCGCGATAAGCGCATAGTCATCACTGGCGAGCCGGTCTGGCAGGAAATGCGCGTGGACATGCGCCGCGTGCTTTTTAACGGCCTCGAATCAGCCTGTATCGACCACCGCGATTTCTACTGCAACACGACCGAGCCGGATGTCCACAAAGCCGACTTTTGCGCTATTCGCATGGACTTGGGCATGGATGAAGTCAAAGGGATGCTGGCGCCGATCAGCCAACAACCGGAAGTGGACGAGTTTTTGCAAAAGCTGGAAAAAAGCCTGTTGGACGGTTCGGCAAAAGCCGAAGGGTCAAAGCCGGACACGTGGCGCGGAGAAAACGAGCGGCACAAGGACGCCCTGCCGCAGTGTCCGTTTGCCGAAGTCTATTGCAGGATCATTGTCAACGAGGATGGACAGGCCGACGAGATTGCGGCCCTGATCGACTTGGAGAATGAGAAACTTCTGACCTACGACTATTTGGACAACATCAGCCCGACCGGAAAACGGCCGTTCCGGGTGGTCCGCATGGACCCGGTGCCGCACCGCTGGTATGGGACCGGTTTCTACGAGTTGTTTACCGACCGGCACAAGTTCTGCGACCTGTATCTGAACCGCGTCAACTTGGCCTCGAGCCTTTCGGGCAACATCAAGATCGAGAACCCGATGGCTACCGAGGAAGGCTTGGCCGGCGAGCCCATCGAGTTCGGCACAACCAAGACCTACCGGCTGCGCGAGGGGTATTCGACCGACGATGTTTTCAAGGTGATCCCGATTCCCAACGACTCCGGGGCCAGCGAAAACCTTCTCAATATGCTGATGCAGGTGAGCCAATTAGAGGCCGGAATCGTATCAGCCGGCGACCACGGCATGGCCGGCCTACCGGCAGCGGGCTTGGCCACCGGCATCAAGAGCTTGGATCGCGTGGCCAACGTGCTTCTGAAGAACATCCTGTTTGATTTTGTCGGCAGTTTTGAGGACATCCTGCACGATTCGGTCGCTTTGATCCTCACCTATTTTGATTACGAGGAGGCCGTATTGCTCATGGGCGCCGAGCAGGCCGATTTGCTCAAGAAATACCGCGACATCAGCCAGTTGCCCTACAAGGTCAAATTGCAGTTGAGCGCCAGTAAGGACGCCGATGTGATCGAGAATCACACCAAGGCTTTTGAATTCTGACCGTCATGGGCATTGAGGACGTTGACAAGGCTTTGGCTGACGCCCTGATGCAGAACCCGATGATGGATGCGGAAGGCGGCGAAGCGCCAACTCAAGAAAGCGTGGACCAAATGGCGCCGGAACAGGTTTTGCCCAACAACCGCCCGGTGGGCGACATGGAAACCCCTAATGTGGAGTTAATGCCCCAATGATCCTACAAGAACAGATTGAAGAATTGGATGCGGTAAAGCGTCTCCGCAGCAACCGCGATTACCGCAGCTTGGTGCAGAGCATGTTGGATGAGCAGGTGCAGGAAGCCCACGCCGCGATCCTCAACCCGGAAACGACCGGCGCCCGCCTCGAATACTCCCGCGCGCGCTACGTTGCCGCCCGGGAACTAGCTAACTACCTCGCGGATAAGGAAGCGGCGCTTTCCTCTGTGATCGCCAAAAAGCAAGCGGACGCCGGAAAATAATTGCCCAAGTTGTCAAAAGGATTGACTTTCTCGCCATGGCCCTTCCCAACGCAACAATCGCCAATTCGGTCGCCGTAGCCCACCCCAGCGGGTCCGCGGTGAACCTGCGCGACTTCGAGCAGCATCCGCTTCTGATCGACGCGGCGACCGGCCGGCTCCGCGTGGAGATTGGCACGACCCAGATTGATGCCGGCGTTCAGGACATCGAGGACAAGTTGGATGTGCTGTCGGCCCTGATGACCACGATCAGTGTTGATCTGGATTTGGTCAAAGATGACCGGCTTTCCATTCCCGGCATGGGCATACCGGTCTTTAACTACGCCGGCATGACC